ATGCGTAAAGACTATGGTAACTTTGGAAGACACTCTGAAGACGACTCATGATTGGGCAGTTGACAGAATGCACACTCTCTGTCAGATTGAGACTTATGATATGCTAGAGTCTGTAGAGAATGCTCATGCGATTCAATCGGAGTTTGCCGAATGGTTGGACCCCAACGTTGAAGACCATGAGATTTATTCTTTGGAATATCTTGGTGACGATTGAGTCACTAAATATCCCGTGCCGTGAAGAGCATTATGTTCTTGTGACGGATGTCGATTTCTACTAATTTAATGTTCAATAAAATTCTTCTCGGTTTGCTTGCAACTGTTGCACCTGCTGCTTGTGCATATCCACTTATCAGTCAGATCGAAAATCCTCCTGCTGTTGATGTAAGTGTCAACGAAGAGAAAGCACTTCCAATTGAAGTTGTTGAAAAGACTTGGAAGTGTCCTGGTTGCAATGACAACGAAAAGTATGTTCTGGAACAACTTCAAGAAAAGACAAATATTTCAGATCGTAATGCACTAGCAACGATCTTGGGTAATATTAAATCCGAAAGTAACTTCCATGCAAATATCTGTGAAGGAGGTGCTAGAGTTTCTTATAACCAATGTCATAGTGGTGGTTATGGTTTGATTCAGTGGACTTCTATTGGACGTTACAAAGGACTTGGTAACTTTTGCCGTCGATACGGTTGTGACCCTTCTTCTCTTGAGGGTCAAGTGCGATACATGATTAATGAACCCCAGTTCCAAAAAGTTCTTCCTGAATTTGAAGGTCATGGTCAACCAGTACATCAGTATATGGTTGCTGCCTATTACTGGTTAGGTTGGGGTATCAAGGGGTATCGTGAACACTATGCTTATAACTACACTAAGAAATTCGTATTCTCATGATTATCAAAGCAATCAAACAGTTATTCGAAACACAAACCTCACTGCTTCAAAAAAAGGCAGGCACCTATACTGATGAAGTAGTGTGTTCTGTTGATGATGATGTAGTTGATTGTGAAAAGTTTAAAGAATCGTATGTTGGTGTTCCTGCTCCTACATATCTACAAAGTGATGAATGGTTTGGTGCACCAGTAATCACTGAAAAAGGAATGGATGTAGTTCAGCAAGAAGCACAGATTAAACAACAACAAGAAGAACAGAAAGAAGAACTTATTGCTTCTGGAATTCTCATTGAAGATGAAGATATTCATCAACGCATGTATGAACTGGCAACTAAAAATTGGAATACAGTAGCAGAGACTCAAGGTGGTTCTGAGAACTTTCATGAAGGTCCTGGTGGTTGGAATTCTGGTAATGGTATGGGTCAGTTTCAATGAACGAAGATTGGCGTTATAGTGATGAGAGAATGGAGTTGAGGCAAAAAGTCTATACACTTCTTCTTGGCAGGTTTGGTTCCGAAGTTGATGAAACTGGAGAACCAGTTTATAGTATGCAAAGTATTACCGAGTGTGCTCATGATTGGGTATCTCAAGGAAATGTGAATACATCTGGATTGGTTAAATATTATCAGGCATATTACGCATCATGAAAAAACTCATTATGGGTGTACTGGCAGCAGTATCACTTTCTGTTCCTGCACTTGCAGAAGACTCTAAGATCACCAAGGGTTACAATACGATGGATTCTATGGGGTGTATGATCCTACGAGAATGCACCGATGGAGTCAAAGAAGTCTTTAGTCTTCTGGATATTTCTAGTCAGTATCCCAATACTGAGTCTTATACATCTTTTTCTCTTGAGTTCAACAACATGCTTGCTTCCCTTAATCAGGTCGGAGTTAAGGTGTTTTTAGCAGATCAAAAGTATTTTCCTATTGGACATCGTGGTGTCTATCATACAGTAGGCAATAACTTTTTTCTGAATAGGATGTACATGGATGATCCTGGCACACTGATGATGGTAATGAGGCATGAAGGATGGCACGCTGCACAGGATTGTATGGCAGGGACGATTAAAAATTCCTTGATTGCGATTATCAAACCTGAAGAAGAAGTTCCTATGTTGTGGAGAACTTTGGCAGAAAGAACCTATCCCGCAAGTGCCGTTCCCTGGGAAGCAGAAGCACAATGGGCAGGTAGGACTGAAGGTATGACGATGAAAGCACTGGAAGCATGTGCGACTGGAAAGATGTGGAAAGTATATGAACCCACTCCACTCACTCGTAAATACCTAGTAGAGGAAGGTTATTTGGATAAATAATAACATTCCAACTAGGAAACAACCAGCCGAGGAGAATCCTGCGAAACTCTTTAGTGTAATAATGGTGGATTCTCTGTCGGAAAACAAAATTTAAAAATGTCCAATTTAACAAGAGATGTGTTAATCAAGACCATCGTCGCAACGGAAATGCAAATGTGCGACAGTTCTGATTACACTCAACAACTAAAGAAAACGTATCATAAATGGGAACATGAATCTAGTAGTGCTCTCTGCCAAAAGTTTAATCAAATTCAACATACGAATATTACAGTAGACCTACTTAAACCATAAATATAAGAGCCTTGCTCTCACTAGATGTCAGAAGAAGTAAAAGAAGTTCCTAAAGAAGAGAAGAAAAAAGGTTTATTCGGTAAAATTAAAGATGCTGCTGACGACCATGAAGGTCAGTTAGAAGCGATTAGTACTATGGTCAGACTTGGTATTCTTGTTTGGTCTGGTGGTATTCTGACTCTTGCTTATATTAAACTTCCTCCTGCCTTTGGTATTCCAGAGCAAAAACTTGATCCCACTTTTATCGCCTCCGTTTTTACAGGTGTTTTAGCTACGTTCGGAGTCCAGACTGCAAAGAAATCTGGTGATGGTACAATGAAGATGGGTGCTGCTGCTGGTGGTGTATCTAAAGCAGACCTTGAGAAACTGATTGCTGCCGCGGCACAAACTGCACCTGCTCAGACAATTCGTATCGAACAAGCACCTATTCAAATCGCAACTGCTCCTAAGAAAGACGGAGAACCACCTGTAATGCCTACGGTATAAAATCATGATGTTACTCACTTTGTTTATTGTTGGACATATGGAAATCGGCAATGGTGTTTGCCGTACAGAGATGATGATTTATGATGAACCCGTTGCTATGGAATATCCCTGTGAATATTACTCTGAGTTGAAAGATTTGGATATAAAACTACAAGGTCAGTGAAATGGCATTCAACAAAAAGACTGATGTTCCCGAAGTAATACCACCCACACCACCAAAAAGATTCTCTACAAAGAATATTGCTATTGGGTTAGGTGTGGTATTTGGTATTGCTCATATTGGTGTTCTAGGTCATTTGTTGAATGCTGTTCGACCGCAGTATCCAGTAATTAATTTTCCACAGGGAGATTATTCATCTTATAAGGTTGAAGCAACTAGGGACGGATACAGAATTGAATATCGAGCAAATGACCCTAGAGTTTTACAATCAGAAAAATCACTTCAATTAGATTCTGCTAAGAAGGGTTTATTTGGTCCTAAGGTAGAGCATCGTAAGGAATATCGTATTGACCAATATACTATGGATGGTGCTAGAAACTTAGGAGGTGGCGTTGACGCCGAGGGAAAGTCTGCAAAAGACATAGAGTGCATCGTGGCGGACGCTGGAGCACGGAGTCAAGGTGCAATGGCAGGTAGTGCGATTGCTGCTGGTGTTGCTGTTCCTGCTGCGATGAATATACCTTATATTGGATGGTTGGCATCTGGTTGGGCACTGTTGCTTGGGCAGAAGATTGGATCCAATATTGGTTCAGAGGTTGGTAATATTTTCAATGATTGCTAATAAATAAAATGTTATTCATAATCACCAAAAATGGCCAAGTCCGCAAACAAGGGCAAGAAAGGTCAATCTAAACAGAATCAAGGAAACGCGACTGCGAAGAAGGCCAAGAACGGGGGTAAGAAAAAGTAAATATATGCCAAGAGAATGGAATACTTCTTTTAGGGAACCCTGGAACCCTGTGATAAAGAAGTGCTTAGATGGTGTAGATTTGCATAATAAATTATACTTTGAAACACAAGATGCATTTCATCTGAACCAGGCAGATTTATTAAGACTTTATGTTACTAGATTAAAAACTTGGATACACGACAAGGAACCTGAAGGGTTTCATCGAAAATGAAATACGAATTTAAACACCAATGGGGTGGTGAAGACAACTGGTATACCAAGAGTAAGAGATGGGCAAACAAACAAAAGTTTCCCATCAATCATCTTGCCCTTGGTTTTATTGAATGGTTATGGAAACATTGGGTTGATGGTAGAGTTCAAATGGAAATGACTTCTGTTGATAAACAAGCAGAAGAAATTAAAAACCAGTGGGAAAAGGAAGAAAAACCACAAACGGTTATGGAATCAACACCATCAGAGGTTGATGGTCTAGATAATATACGCATCATAAATCAAGCATTTATCCCAAATCCATGGGATTCTGATTGGAATGATGTTTTTATAAATCACAAAATGTGGTACAAGGATGAATCTGGTACTAAAACCTCTAACTGATGTAAATGATCCTGTTTGGTC